GAATACGTCCTGCCACTGCAATAGCCAGTGCATTTTTATCACGCTTCTGTCTTGCATTCATTAAGTAGGCTGGACGAGTTGAGACGATACCAAAAATATTTGTATCGCCTGCTTGAGTTGTTTGTGTCACTTCGGCAGCACCACCAAGTGCAACTAAGGTGCCTGCTTCATAACTGGCATCACCTACGTAAATTTCCGCGACGTCAGCAAATTCAGCTTCCATGGAGATACCACGTAACTTGAATGCATTTGGATTAAGAGATGTTGATTCGCTGCCAGTTGTATTCATGTTAATACCTTTGCCAATGACACTAAATCCTGGAATTGCATGACTAGGAGCAATTGTAAAATCTGCATCAACACTTAAAATTGCAACACATGTGCCGTTTACATTTAAACGAACAACGCTATGTGAAACTGGTGTGGACGCAGTATCCAATAAAGTAGCAAAGCTAATGCCTGATCCACCTTGGAATGCACTTGCTGTCACCCAACCAGTATTTGAGCCTGGTAATGTTAAGTCGCCAGTATAAACTTTTAATGCTTTATTTGTAGAGTCCCACCAAAAGTCTCCTGATCTTGCTATATCAGTTGGCTTTGTAGACTTTGATACCAAGTGAGCCAATGTTTTCCACTGAGCATCACCATCGCGCACTGCTAAACGGTTCTCTCCAGTGTTAAACCAAAGCTGGCCAGTAAGTGCTTCATCACCCGGTGATGCACTGCTAGCAAAATTTTCTAGCATGTGGACAAAGTTCTCAGCAATTAATTCGCCGTAACCTAAATAGTTTTTACCCAGTAGGTTTAAGCTGGTGGAAGTGTTATCAACTTCACCATCAATTAAGTTTACTAAAACTTCACCATCACTTTTGTTTACTTCGTATGCCATATTCTTATCCTTTGTATATTTAGTTGCGATCCAATTTAACCTGCTTGGACGCGGAGCGTATACACAACCTGAATACGCTGATTGGCCAGTTTTTCAACTGGGTGGAAAATAAAATGTGTCAACAAATTACCGGTATTCACTCCGCTAGTGCCACGTGTCTTCAAGCAAATTTCGTCAAATACAAATTCACCAGACACACTTGTTGTTGCATCTAAACTCTCCTGTGTACTATTAACAATATTAAACACGCTGTCAGTGGATTCCGGATCTGCGTAATCCAATGTTGCTGTAATGATAATATCAGAGTAAGTTGTACCATTGGAATGAGAAACAATTACATTATTTACAGCAGGATCAGGGTTACTTAAATCATTATCGTCTACGACTCTAAAATATGAGCCTTTATGCAAGTTTGCATTTGCACCACTTATATTTGGAGCACGATACGATATTGTTCCATCTGCCGCTGTAATGCTTGCCCCATTTCCAAAGTGCATTTCACTGATAAAGAAGCTGGTGTCACGAGACAGCATTTTTGCAATGGCATTGCTCATGTTTTCCTGATGGATAGCATTTGCACCGCGCACCAGTTCTTTTCCAGTGTCTAAGTCTGTAATTACAACTAGTGTCTTAATACTGATGGGGAGAGCTTGTATATTCATAATGATATTTAGTTAGTTATTTTATAACCCGTGTTAAATCTCTGTCAAGTTTGCAGTTGTTACGTCATATTCTGCTGTTAAATAAGGACCGCTTTCGGCTGTTAACATTTCTTCGTCCTCTGTTGATATAACAATTGCAGTTTTAACTACCAGAGTAACTGATTCGTTAAACGAAACACCCAATTCTACTGTAGACTTGCTGTATTGGTTTGTATCAACAATTTTACTATGGAACGGTTTTACTTCGTTAATGTACTGCATGATATTAGCTTCGCGCTTGTTGTAAAACGTAGCAACCTGTTGCAAACTGTTATTGCTCGATTGTGCCACGTCGAGGTAAGTGGTCTTAGAAACCCAATCTGTTATTTTAAGTTGGCTCAAAGACTCTTTGACCATTGCAAAGAACAGTAAATTGAAATAACCAAGATCGTCATTGATAAAGATATCATATCTTACTGCACGTAAAATATTACCAATGACTTCACTTGCATCTTCGTCCCATGGGTTGCTGTCCCACCTTGCATTACTCCAAGCGTCGCCAAGCGAGCCGTTCCATACTGCATTACGGATCTGAATTGTCCCGTTCTTTCTATATACTAATGTAATGTTATTTCCATCTTTGGTATATGCTTCAACAATATCACCATAGCTGTCAATTATTGCAAAATTATCAACTGTATCGTCCAGTGAACTAATTTCTGAACTAGAATTAATCTTGGTTGTTATGTCACCGGCATTGTAATCGGCCGCTGCATAATCAGCATACTCCCAATACTTTGTAAGATCTCGTGTATATTTTCCACTCAGTGGTTGATATGTTGTCAAGTAACGACTCCAATTTGGCTTACTAACAATATCAATATTCAACAAGAAGCTGTTCAATGCAACTGTAAGTGTACGGCGAGCTTCTACGATGTCATTAAACCAGCTTTGTGGATGCGGCACATACAAATTGCCGTAACGACGAAGTGGGTGCAACTTCTGACTTGGAACTCGTCTTCTCATGTTGATCACTGCATAGTATACATTACCGTCTAGTTCAAATAAGTTCTTAATCAATGCACTTACTGCACCACTGACCAGTACTTTTCTTGTTATATCATTTTCAAATGTGCTGGCCACAAAGTCACGAGCAACAAAATATATTTTGTGATTTTTGCTGTCTTTGGACTGCCATGATGATTTAACATCAAGGCGATTGTCGTCTAAGTTTTGTAAAATTGGATAATCTGTTACACCGTAATCAGCAGACTTGCTGATAGTTCCATTGGCAAAGTCAGCAACATATTCACCCTTTGAATATGCTTGGCCGGCGGTATATTGTCTTACTGGATAAGTTTCTCTATAATTATCTCTGCCAACTACACTTGATTCTAATCTATGGAATAGATAATCATTGATGACATCGCCAGTGAAGCCTTCTGTTACCAAGACGTTGGTCGAATGCACTTGCTCCGGGCTTCCACTTTGTTCAATTCGTAAAATAATCTTGTCGTTGTTACCAAAGAAATTCTTAAAATTTGAAATTAATAACGCATTTTCACTGATGGGGCTCAGCCATGCTACTCCATTTGCATCTGGATCATTTAACACTGATTCAATTGATGCAGCACTGTATGGGCGAGCGGAGTTTGCTGGCAGTACATTACTAATATTCCAATAGTAGTAGCGTGTGCTTCTATTGTTAGTGGTTGGATCTATGTATGTTTCTTCGGAGTATCTAATCTGATCAACACCACTGCTATTATCGCGCTTGGCTGTTGGCATTTCGTCTACCGATGGAATGGTCTCGCTTGACACCCATTCGTAAACTGCAACTTTACTGTCTGCAAATTTTTCGCCCCAATGAGACGCTCTATATTGAATGTCACTGCTTTGCTCGTATTCAAAATATCGAACTTGACTTAGATCCCACCACAGTTGTCCAATGTTATTGCTGTTCCATGGCATAGCGGCATATTCGTCTACTTCGCCCAGTTCAGATATATTATATACTGCTGGGTCTACCACTTGCTTATAGTCAATGTATTGTGCAACTTCGTCAATTGTGAGACCTTTATAAGGATCAAATACTTCAATTGAAGCCACTATGTCTTCGTTATTGTAGTCAACCACTGAAGCACGATAGATGTTGGCAGTATTAACCAATGGTCCATTGTATCTCTCAACAATGTCGGGATTATTGTCGCCATCAGCATCTGGTACATAAGTTATAATCTTCCATGTACCTTCGGTGTCACCGTAGTCAATGTAGGCTTTCATGCCTGCGACCCAAGCAATGTCAGATGCAACCCATTCTGCTTCAGTGTTAAACTTAACAGAAACTAATTTGAATACTACAAGGTCGTACACAACTTCGTCTGACGAACTTCTTGCTTCTATTAAAATGTTATAGTCATCTACTACGCCTTTGACTTTATGAATTTTATCATAGTGGCCATCACCGCTGCCGGACATAATAAAGCTTTCGCCTTCTGTTAATCCGTGTGGACTGGCAAACGAAATCTTACTTTCATTTAATCCTGGTACCAATGCATTTGGGCAAGCCTCTTCAACGTACATTGGGGCCATTGCTTGCAATACATTCCAACCTTGGCTGCTAAAATCACTGATCCAGATAGATGGCAGAATAGCACCTGGCACTGCAACTACAGTCCAGTTTGTACTTCCTGTAAATGCACTGGTTGACGAACCAATACTTTTTGCAGTAGCTCTATATAGTGTACCAGTGTACCAGGTGTAGTCGCCTACTTCGTAATCGCTGTATCTACTGTATGAACGAGTTTCAAACAATGTTTTAGTAGTTAATTCATATTCAGCAGATGCATTTACAGTGGTAATTGATTTCAATGCAGTTAAGTCTAACTCGCCAATTGTTAAGATGCGTAACGAAACTTCTGCAATGTTTGCAATACCTGCACTTGGCAACCAATTGTGTGCTTGACTATACTCTGGATTTAAGTCTGCTGCATCCAGTGTTTCAAATTCAACCTGCGCTGGGCGAGTAATCCAACGGGAATCGGTACTGCCTATTAGATCAACAATGTTGTCTCCGCGGAGGTCAAATTGATCAATGGTTGGATTGTCAATGAATCTAATAATCTGTCGAGCATTTGTAATGTCTGCTTTACGCAATTCAATTTCCCATACTCGACGAGAGTCTAATCTACCAAAATCGCCAGTGTTAAACATCCATTGTTCATTGACTGCAACATCTTGTAAGCGACCAGGCATGTCAATATTATCATTACGCATTAATGCATTGATTGCCAATGTTGTTCCCGATGCAGACTGCAAGCCTTGTCGATACAAGTGTGCAGTTGTTGGATCTTGAATAATGTCAAATATTACACTGGTGTTTGTTGGTACAACGTTAGCACGGGCCAATGTAGTTTTAAATGCATCAAACGCACTTAGCTCAGGCTTATGGCTTTCAATGATGTCTGTTGACAATGTGTCAAATCCCGGAAGTAATCCAGAATTTTGAATTATTACTCCGGGCGCAGATGGGCGGCCAGTCCAGTTAAATGTTCTTCTACCAAACAACTTTAATGTACGCAATACATTTCCAGTAAGCGGATCAAATATTAAATCCCCAAATTTAGTTTTACGGTTTACATATACAATGTGATCAAATGCACGGATTCTAAAATCAACGAATACAATCTGATCGTCACTGAGCGAGACAATTTTATCAGTATGAGTTTCAATGTCTCTTGAAATTAGCAATTCACTTGCCAGTGCCGAACGACCAGAATTGAATATAATTTTTCCAGTTCTTCCCAGGTCGGCATCAAGCCTATCAAGCATGCCATGCTCATGTTTAAATTTTATGCCACTGGTTGTGGCAATTCCGACTGTGCAGTAATTAAGATCGCTCCATCCTTGCGCTGCCCAGGCCAGGGCATCAAGTGCTGCCTGTTTCCAATCAATCACAGTTGCCTGCTCATTTAAGCTATCCAGCACCAGTCCCTTGGACATTTGGTACTGACCAAGGCCCATTAGGAATGTGATCAAATCTTGTTTGTTTGCAATATAAGAACCGTACGGAACATTGACTTCTGTAGTGCCCCATTCGAGATACTCTACAAAAGTGCCGTATGGAGTTTGGATTGCTCGACGGCTGCTTGGGAATGAAGTACTTAAACTGCGAGCACTTGGATTGAAAACAGTAAAACTACGGTTTGCTGGATCAAATCCATATACTCTGAACCCAACATCATCTTGCTCAATGCGAACTGCACTGTATCGTAATGCTTGAATTGAAACACCATCTGACATTGTTAAAAATGTGTCCTCAGTTGGAACATAATTACCAGTCTGATATTTTGTAAACGGCATTTGCAATGATATTGCACCATCAGTGAATCCACCAATGGCAAATTGTAATCGTGTGTCAATGGACATAAGCTCAATTAAAGGTGCTTCGCCATCTAAGTTAAATTCTCTGTATGCTTCGAATATTACTGCACCAATACCAACTGATGGGCGGTCCTGAAAGAATTGGCTAGGCGCAATGGAGTTCACTCCTTTTGCTGTTACACAATTAATTGCATTGGATGATGTAGTGCTAAACGGATTCATTGCACTGTCAAAGAATTTGCTCACTGTGCTATAATCATCAATGGCATGTAATACTCCAGACCATGCGCCAGAGATACTTCGTCTCCATGCCATTTCAACTGGGCCAAATGAACCAATTTCCCATGGCTGTTCTGCTTCTGTTGCACTGGGACTAAGGCCCCAGGCCGATGGGTCAAGTAGTTCACCTGTGGTGCTAACTGGGAATGTGTCAACCGTTCGCATCATTGATGGTAATGTAGTAATCGCAGAGCCTGGCGCACTGATGATGCCATTTTTAAGGGCATACTCCAATGCAGATCTTTTAGTTGTATCTGTCCACGAATAATGAGTAGCCCACCATGCTGGTGCTGAATCAAATCCCAATGCTTCCCACGGAGCAGTGTGAATTTCAAATGTTCCAAAATGTTTAATGTACAAGCCTCTCCAGCTAAATCCATTGTAGTTCCATGTCCATGGATCAGTGTTTACAAAGTCTGTACGGTCGCGATAGTTTAAGCTATTTGATGCAAACCATTCAAGTTGTGCGCGGGCCTGACTTTCCAATACATCAGTTGCACTATAGTTACAAACTAAACGTTGACGATTTGCTTCACCAACTGCATTTACACAGCCATTGAAGATTCGATTTTCTAACTCTAATATGATTTTATTAACATAATAGTCAGCAATGCTGCCGTTAGGATTATCATATGCAGTAATGCGTGAACCGTCGTGTCTTTGAATAAATGTTCGACTGTTATTTCCCCATGTTTCAGTTTTGATACCAGGAACAAACAGTCCAGACATTCCCAGCTTGGCTGGGCTAGCAGGCATTGCTGAGTATGCACTAATTTCACTGGCATGGAATATTTCAATAATTGAATCTACCGCAGGAGCATTCTTGAAAACTACAGCGTCAGTAGCGGCATCTAAAGTATAGTCTATATTGTGTTGCAATAAAATACCATCAGCATAAACATATACATGATCAGGGCCATATAAACTTGTGTTCAGGCCGTTGCCCAATGTAAACGCCAACAGCGTACCGTCAGCAACATATGCTGTGCTGCTCATTGAAGTTGTAGGGAATACCATTCCGCTGACTGCATCAGTTGACGAGTAAGTTACTCCCAATAACAATTCTTCTAACATTCTATCAAGAGCCAATCTTGGCAATTGACTTTCTAAGTCTAATAGGTTAATGTTCTCTTCTAATTTGGCAATAAATTTTCGATACCATCTCCAAGCACTCAATGATCGTGCAATTACAGTATCCTGTAGCGTTGGCGACAATTTGAGACTTGCCCAAGTTGAACGCAAGGCACTGTCGTCAGCCATGTAAATGCCGTTTCCAGTTAGCACTTGTGGGCAATCAATCCAGGACTGTGTAGGCTGCTGTGTTGCCGCAATTGTAGCAAGCATTCCGTGTACCAATCGGCCAGCAGTAAATTCGCCAAAGTTATCACTTTGCGCCGGATTTAACTTTAATCCTGGTATCGCAGTTAACTGGTCATTGGTGATTACATTGCCTTGGTGCTCTAAAAATAATTGGCCAATTTGATTAGCTTCAATTGATAATGCTGTTACTCGCCCAGCAGCCACAGTAACCAATGGCTCAACTGTGGTTGGTAAGCCATTTAATGTGAACTTCATGTAACGAGGATCTGCATTAACGTTGATTACACGGGCCTTAAATGAGAAACTACCAATTTGGAAATTTAAGACATCGGCTGCATCATCGGCTATTAGAAACTCAACAGTGCTGTCAACTATTGCATGGCTTGCACCGTTGACTGTGATTGAAACAGCTCCGGGCACTGCAATATTAAACTTTACAAGTTCTCCGCGGGCAACAACTGCCCTGTTGTCAACAACATTTTCAAAATTATCTGAATGCAACACAACTGCAATGCCATTGCGTACTGCAATTGTCCATTCGTATGTGGGCCACATTGATGCATCTAACTCAACGGTTGTTGCACTTTCAATTTGGTAGGAGCGGCAGGCCCAGCTTTTTAATCTAAACCATGCGCGGCGGAAGCCGTTGCTAAGTTCTTTGTCCAAGTCTTGGCCATTGATACGTCTAAACGAATATGGACCGCTTACTGTTCTCTGATCGCCTTGGCTGTCTATGTAATACGCATAGTCATTCTGCGTATGCTGGTACAAAATATCGTACATTGCATTTTTAGCAGTGTTGCTGGATGAAAGTTGAGTAAATTGTGTTGGTAAGAATTTTAACTTGTAGCCTGTTTCTTTATCATACGTATCGCCTGCTACAATTTTAATAATGTTGCTACTGATAACACTTGGCTTGTACCCAGTAACTGCATCAAAATCACTTAGACGAATTCCATCTTTACTATATAACTCAAATAATGGTTGTTGAGTGGTACTTGTTCTGTAAGTGGCTTGCTTTGCGACGCCATCTTGCCAATAAAATTCCTCCATAGGAGACTCTGCAACTAACGAGTTAATTACTACTGCATCTCCGTCGTTTGCTTCTTCAATTGAATATCCAACAATCTTCCCAAGGTCACCTTTAAAGTTAATAATTTTACCATGAAACTCGCTGTTCTTTGTAAACCATAGTACTCTAGGCGCTAAATTTATTAAATTAATTGGTGTTAAACTGGTTGCAATGCCAAAGGCAATGTTTGCTTCGCGAGCGCCCATTCCAATGTAATATGCTGGACTCATTGCTAACTTTTCAACTCCAGCTACCCAAGGTCTGTAAGTTGTGCCGTGGCGGAATAATTCTAACGTAGAATCAAATTCAATAATTGGACGAGTTGCTTTGTCAGCAGAATCAGCAATATCTTCAAACGTAATACTCAAGAAGTCGGCAACGGATTGAATTGCATCTGTATGGTACCAAACGTTTACACGACTGTGTGCGTTTCTGTTTTCTGCGCCGGGCTTTTGCAAAATGTAATGCTTGGCATTAATACCGCTGATAGTACCGTCCCATTCAACTCTATCAAATGGAACCGCTGTTTGGTCCCATAATCCGTCAGTTGAACGACTGTATGCTGTATTGGTGTTTTGGTAAGTTCTGCTTAGTAGCCTAATGCCTGATTCAGTCCCAACGCCCTCAACTTGCCAACGACGAAGAAGTAAATCACTATCAGTTGTTACATAATAATTTAGCAGTAGTACGTTAACTGTGCTGCCAACAGTTGGCAATGTTAACCAATGTATTTCGTTGCCGCTGATGTAATAATCATTGGATACAACGCTTGGTATGCCGTCAACTGTTACAGAAATTTGAGTTTTATTGTAAGAGGTAAGCTCGTAGTTAAGAGGGTCAATTGCGCTTCCGCTTGATACATACGTTAATGTTGCATCGCCTTGAACATCAACTTGACGAATGTCTTGCTGAAATACAATTTTCATGCCGTTCTTTAATTTAAGAGTTTTACCGTTATGCTGTACAGGTGTGGTATAATATTGTTGTCCAATGATATCATTTACAACGTTGATAGTTTCAGTTGTGCCGCCTGTTACGAATGCAACTGGCATGCCTTCTTCGATCCAGTAATAGTTTGTCCAGTTGATAAACTTGTCTGGGTCTATTGGAAGGTCTAAAATACTAACAGGTACAGGAGTTTCGTTAAGTCTATCATTCAAATTCCATGCTGATGCCACTTCGTCTGCCGATAAAGTTTTTACCCCGGTGCCAGAGTATGTTACTGAGCCTGGCTCCAGTTGACGGCGGGCAGTGGGATGTGGCAATAGCGATTCTGTTGCATTTTGTCCTACGCTAAAGTTTAATGTTTCCAAAGAACTTGGCTGAAATAAATCATCAACAATAGCACCTAAGACTTTCTTATTAGTCTCAGTCTGAAATATAGCAGGCAGCATGTCAGATGCTGTTGGGCTTACCCCGTCATTCAACTGTTGTCCAGGATATGTTCTTATGAACGGTTCAACTGGATTAAGTTTTTTTGGATTTTTTTCCATTATTTGCCTTATTATACTGATGTGATTGACATTGAACTTGTAATAATTTCAACGTCATTTACTGTTGCACTACTAATTAGTAATTCATTATCTTCGCAACGAATTTGAAACAGGTCATTGGAAGTTAATCCACGTTGGCGAGGCACTAGTGCAATTGAACTAATGATACCGCCTAGCTGTTTGTGTACCCACGCTGCCATGTCTGTAAAGAAGAACGTTTCACCAAAGTCCCAATTGTCAACTTCAAAATAGCTGTTAATAGATTCAATTACTCTTGAACTTATTTCTGCGTCTGAAATACGTGTACCATCGCTTTTTGTAACACGGATGATAACTTTATTTCTAAAATCGCTACCCTTGCCAAATATGACTTTGTATGTTACAGGATGGAAAATAATGCTGTCGCTTACGCTTTTGTATAAAGTAACAGCCGACATCAATTGCTCTAAATTATAAGATGTTGGGGCACGTGGCATAGAACCGTCTCGTGCTCCGTTTATACTCCATGACCTAAATGACGAATTATATTCGCTTGTTAAAACAAACATATCCATAATATTAGTGGTAGTTGCATCAACACGATTGTCTCTTAGAGGTACATGATCATGTTGAATTTTTAAATTTGCCTTACCAACAACTGGACCAATTGAAGTTGGAAGAATAGTAGTTGTTGGAGTTAATGTATATTGTCCAACTGAATCAGTAAATTGAACTTTTTCCAGCATGATTGTGCTGTCAGACAATATTGAATCAATGATTGTTGGGTCAGTTGGTACTAGGCCAGCGGCTACACCAGGCATTGACACAATAACACGCTTAGGATCATATCGGCCATCATCTAGCTTAAAGTATTCAACAATGTCTAACTCGTATTCAGAATTTAGCCCAGCATTTTGAGCTAAGAATTTTACAGTATCTTTAATTTCTCGACGAGTTGAATAATCAACTGCTTTTCCAAATCGCTGATTATGGAAGGTAATCTGATTTGCACTGCCTAGTACTGTTTGATCTTTACGTACAACTGATGTCCATACTTGTGTGTTTGAGTCGAATTCAAGTCGTAACAACCAAGAAGCATCCAGGCCCAGATTAGTTTTGTCGCCTGAATACAGTGTATCAAATGAACTTGCTTTATCAATGTTATCTTGGCGAATAAGTTTCCAGCGATCAAATTCCTGATCGTAACGTAGACCAAACGAACGTCTTGCCGCAAGTTCTTTGATAATTTCAGTCTTTTCAGTTGGAGCAAATATACTTCTTAACGGTGGTATCCATGCAACAACATTACTGTTTTTTACAATGCTATTTAAAAATACTGCGCCTTGGCTGTTGGCACGAAGTCCTGTGTTGGTGCCTGAATTGTCCACCAGGCCAAAACCTTCGCGGTAAACGTCAAGCAATTTGGCCCATTTAATTTGGCCTTGCTCGTCTTGCAATTTAACAAGCGTGTTCTTTTTAATTGTTCTGTATTTTAAGTCTGGAGTTCCGCGGCCAATACGTAATGGAGGACCAGTATTATCACTGCCTGTGAAGTATCCGTTTGTTGATGCATTGCTTGCTTCAATAGTTACCCACTTAGTAGGAGATGACGGAAGGATTGCGCTGAATTTTTTATAGTATAACTGGTGAAGACCTCTGTTCAGTAGTAAATTCTCAAACGAAACAAAAGTGTCTTCATCACCAGTTATCGCTGCAATTGTATCTTCGCTGGTTACTTCACGCTCATAAATGAACGCATCGTCAGCAAGAGTGATAACTGGACGATATGTGCCAGTTGGATCTTGCAGGTCTGCATAAATGCTTTGACCAGCGTGTGATCTGTTTACTGCTTTAATTTTTTCAATGCCGCCCACTTTACCTTCTGGGTATGTGTTGTAGTCTGACGCAGTAATCATTCTGTCTTGACTTGCTGCGGTACGACTGGCACGATTTTTAATTTGCTCAAGCGACTCGCTTGCAGTAGATGACACTGGTGCGGCCAACTGCAATGTGCAAATTAAATCTTGTTCAGTATTTGTGCTATCAACGTATCGGATTGCAACTTGTAATCCTGCAACGTCAATTGGATTGAACGTTATATTTTCATTGGCACTTTCTCTATACCATACACGTATATTGCCCATTGGGATTTCTGCAAACACATCATCACCAAATTTCAATGAGACAGAATCATTTTCACGTGTGATTACTTCAAATATTTTACGATTGTCTTTGTCAATTGAATTGAACACAATGTTTTTGCCAACTGTGGAAGTTACTTGAGTCCAAGATGATAAGATGCGGCCCGACGCATCAATGCTTTGAACCCAGATATCTGATTCGTTGACATTGTCTCCGTCTAAATCAATAACACGGTTTTCTACTCTGGTGTCTAACACATAGTCTTCAAATTTCAATGTGCCTTGCTTAAACATAAAGAACCAGCCATTGGATGAATTTGAATATCCAGTGCCGTCATTGTTAAACAATGCAGTCAAATAGCTATACGGGTTTGGAACACTTTCAATTGCCAACTGACTGTCTAAATCAATGTTAACAGGCGTAAGTTCGCACGAGTAATTTGAGTTATTGCGAGCTGACAATGTAAAAGTCTCTACCATTGTTCTATTGTCTGGCTGCGCAAGCTGATATAGTTGTCTCACTACTCCACTATCAGTGATACTGCTAATTGGACGTCCAACTGGATTAGATTTATTGAAAGCTTCGTTTAAAATTAAAGTAATTTGTTCATTGAAGTCAGTGTTTAATGGATCGCCCCATACAATTGTACGGCCAGCAATGTTTGTACCCTTTGTATCATAGATATTTTGTGTTGTATTCAATGCACTGATGCGTAGGAATCCACTGGCTCCTGCATTTCGATAAGGCTTATAACCAAGCTGACGTGCAATGCTTAATACATTGCCGCGCACTTCAGCAGTTTCTAAAAATGTTTCACGTAGATTTAAATCACTACGGAATGCTAAGTTTTGCCCAATGAAAGACATCATGTCAATCAGTGCCACATACTCACTTGAGTTAATAAAGTCGTTAAAATCTTCAGGATAATTTGTTTGTACGTGATTTAATAATGACTCACGTAAACTTTCAAAATCATATGCTTTGAAGTCAGCATTTACCAAATAGCGGTAATTATTCAACCAGCTTTCGGCTGCATTGAGTTGTCCAAGTCGTTTAGTTTGGCTCATTTTGTATTAGTTCCTTTGTCGTAAGTCAATGGTAATGTCACTGTTTCATCAGTTGGAACATACGTTACAACAATTTCAATGTTAAGTGCGTTGGGGCCTTCGGATACTGCTACACTTTCCAATGACCATCTAGGATCATTCTTAATAATAGCTCGGACATCTGCGTCTATTAGAGATATCGTATAGTCGTCTAGAGGTTCAAATAGCATTTCCCAGACGATGCTACCAAACTCAGGCAGCATAATACGCTCACCTTTGCGAGTATTGAAGTGATTTAATAAGTCTTGGCGGGCAAGATCCAGGTCATAGCGAACTGGGCTCAGGAAACTAGTTCCAACAGTGCTGTAAC